GCTGCTCCATTGTTTACGATTCCCCAACGAGGTATAGCTTCTAAGTTTGGTGAAGTCCAACTAAACTTTACTCCCCCTGCTGTTTGTTCATCCGTAGTCGTAGGAGTAGGGTTGATATATCCCGTTTCAGATTTGATATTATGTCCAGATGCTGAATACGAATATCCACTTCTGTATTGATGGCTGGTGATTGTTTCATTTATTATTTGTTCAGATGTACTAGATGTCGTAGAACTCCCTGTTCTGAATTGAGGAACTACGGGCACGGCTTCTGCGAAGTCTATCCATATAAGTACTACCCCTATTAAAGAAAACTTTATATAACGCAAAAGAACAAGTGCCATAAATTAAAATTGCCAGTAGAGCAGATACTATGGGAAGAATCATTCAATCTATTGTGATACGAACTGTAGTGCTTCCTATACAGCTAGAACCAGATCCAAATGCACCAGTACAAGTATGAACTCCTGATGATAAAGAAGTCATTGCTCCAGACCCAAGAGTTCCTCCAGACCCTATAGTTGTCTGTCCACCTAATACTGGTAATGATGCAATCCCTGAACTAGGAGTTACAGCAGATGGTGTAGCGTCACCCATAGTCACCGACTCGGTTTTTGAGAAGGCTGAACCAGCAGTTGTAATCGAAGTATCTGTCTGAATCATTGCTGGCACTCCGTCAGATAAACTGCCAACATTTATTCCACCAATCTTTCCTGATGTGGTTGTATCTCCTACAGTCACAGATGGAGTAATGTTGTTTCCGCTAAGACTATATGTAGTTCCTACCTTGTTCGTAACAACGTATGGCATATCTACGCTTATCTGAGCAGATGTCACAAATTCTTGTTTTATGTCTGCGAGTAAGGAACCGCAAGGCATAAATAAAAGTAAAGCAAACAGTTTTTTCATTTGATACCTACTTTAGAGTTCTTGTTATCTACTATATTAACCTTACCAAGTTT